AACGCTTTCTGAGCGGCAGGCCAAGCAAAGCGGTGTGGAAATCCAGAAGGATATGCCGGACCTCATTGAACCGGTGGACCCGCGCACAGGCAATCGTCTTCCGGCCCGTCGCCCGGTGCCCGATGCTGGCTTTGCGGGAAACGTGGGGCAAGACTGGTTACATGGACTCGCACCTTCGGAACTGGACGCCAAGATCAAAGACCTGCCTCTTCCCACGCTTTGCCGCACCGGCGGCACATCCTTTGCCGATCCACAAGCCGGTGCCCCGTGCAGGCCGCCACTGGCCTCATTGGCCAAGCGCCACATCCTGCCGGTTACGGCAAAGGACATTCTGCCCGGGGGCCTGAAGGCGGAAGAGTATGTGGCTGCCTTCCTCAAAGAGTTCAACCTTGCCGATATCAATGCCAGCGCTGTGCATACGATTCCGGGCGGTATCCCCGTCGTTATCGGCAAGGGATTGTTTATCGACAAGAAAACAGGCGGTTGGAAAGTGCTGAAGAGTGGCCGTGAGCAATATCTGAAGCTGTTGGCCAGAACTGTCAAAGAACCGTGGGAGGTCTGGCAGGTGCCAGCGGAGGTGGCAGGAAAGCCTATGCCGGTGTTGCGGCTGATCAGGCTGTTCCGGGATGAGGAGGAAGCCAGGATTGGGGGCTTTGCCGTGTTCAATCTGGTGCGGGGCCGTGAATGGCAGGGAGCCACCACCTTTACCCCCAAGCTCGGCAACGAAGCTGCCATGCTCAAATACATGGAGCGCCAGCGGCAGGGAGCGCTGCTGTACCGCGAGCCCTAAAAAAACAATGGCCCGGAAGAACCGGGCTTCCGAGCCTGCGACACCCTTGCTTCTACCCTCACCCGGACGAGGTTCAGGGTACGCCGCATGAACTATCTGCTCACAGAATACGCCCGCCATTCCGGCGAGTCAACCAACCCCCAAGGAGAAACGCCATGAAATGGACCAAGATAGGCCGCACCGGCCTGCATACCGCCATGTCCGGCCAGCAGGTGCAACTGACGGAGGCAGACTTCGACAAAGTCGTGGCCGCCTATAACCCCAAGGACCACGAAGCCCCGCTGGTGCTGGGCCATCCTGCGAACAACGGCCCGGCTTTCGGGTGGGTGAATCGTCTCAAACGTGAAGGGGAATATTTATTGGCACAGTTTGCCCAGGTTCCCGACAGCCTGAAGAAAGCCGTGGATAATGGCCACTATAAAAAGGTCAGCATGAGTCTCTACCCGGATGGAACCCTCCGGCATGTCGGCCTGCTCGGAGCGACCCCGCCAGCTATCAAAGGCTTGGGCGATATCAACCTCGGCTCCGGGGAAGACACAACTGAGATTCACTTCGACTTTTCGGAGACGCCGGGGCAACCGGCACCAAACCAGCCGGGTATCACCGGCACGGAGAACACAATGGGCGACAAGGAACTCATTGAAAAACTGAAGGCGGACAACGCCCGGCTGGAAAAGGAAAAGGCCGATGCCGACAAGTCCGCAGCCGATGCCAACAAGGCCAGGGAAGCGGCAGAAAAGAGCTTCGCCGAGGCACAGGCGGCAAAGGCCAAAGAGGCCCGCACGGCCAAGGTTGATGCCCTGATCAAGGATGGCAAAGTGCTGCCCGCGGAAAAAGACCGCATCCTCGCGTTTGCAGAGCGCCTTGGCGGCAAGCCCGGCGATGAAATCTGCTTCAGCGAGGGCGAAGGAAAGAAAACCGTTGAAGATCACTTCTTCAACTGGCTTGAAGGGCGTCAGGCCCACGGGCTGTTTGAATTTTCTTCGCCCGATCAGAAGCCCGGCGGTGAAGAAACCGTCAACACCAGCGGCCTTGCCGCCAAGTTCTAGGGGAATAAACCATGAGTGTACATGATGCAGTCATGCGTACCAGCCACACGGTCGTCAGTGTCACGACCGGTACCGGTCCGCACATTGAACGCGAATACCCCAAGCAGGCCGCTGCCGTCATCCCCATGGGCGCAGTCGTCGCTTTGGATGCGGGAAAAGCCGTCATCTATGACCCTGCGGCTGACCCCGCGCAGACTGTCAAAGGCGTGGCCACCTGCAATGCGGCAGGTACCGACCCCGGCATCTCCCTGTGCGTGCTGGGCCGCGTCCGCGCCGACCTGCTCACCGTGTCCGGCGGCGCTGCACCGGATGCCGCAACCCTCGTCAAACTCGAAGAGCGCCACATCTACGCTGAGGAGAGTGTGTAGCCCATGTTTGATCTGAAGCCGTATTTTACCGCAGCTCGTATCGCCAGGCGGTTCGAGGCCGCTCCGCCTCTGACCACTACGGTCATGGACCTGCTGTTCCCGGCGGACGTGCGGGCGAACTATGAATCCCCCGTCATTCCTGTCTCCGACATCAAGCAGGTTGTAGGTGCCGTGCCGGTTGTGCGCCGTGGCAGTGCGTCCATTCCCTTGCGTGGCGAAGATACTGAGACCTCCTACATCGAACCCCTGCCGGTGCGTATCCATGACGAGCTGAGCGCCGTGGATCTTAACAACCTCAAGATCGCCAGCCCCACCACGCTGGAGCAGTGGTCCAATCGCAAGCAGCTGGCTCTGCGAAGGGCGGCCCGCCTCACGTCGGAAGTTCTCTGCGCCCAGGCCGCCTTCGATGGCCGGATTGCTTATCCTCTGCTGCAGTCCAACGGCTCTTTCACCACGTATCAGGTGGATTACGGAGCTCCGCTCGATCATGCCTTGGCAGCTGCTGAGAAATGGGACCATGCCGATGCGAGTCTCATGATTGTGTACGAATTGTTGGAAGACATGGCCACGGACCTCGACAAGGCCGGGTATGGCGGTTCCAAGATCACGTTTGCCGGAAGACTGGCTTTCTCCACGGTGCTCAAGCTCATTGAGGCCACCGACAAGCCCAAAATTCCCGTTCTGGTGGAAAAGGACGGCTCCATCTCGCTTGGTGGTCACACCATCCGCAAGATGGCCGAAACCTACTATGACCCGTCCACCAAGACCACCAAGCCAAAGCTGGCCGACAAGGAAGTCCGCATGATTGCCACCGGCAATACGGCCTTCTTCTACGGCCCCGTGGACGATCTGGACGCCAACCTGCACGCCATGCCCATGTTCATCAAGCCCATCAAGCGGGACAACCCTTCCGGCATCCTGCTGGTCGGCGAATCCAAGCCGCTGCCGGCTGTCGCCCCCGAGGCCACGGTCAAGGCCACCGTCCTCGCGTAATCCCCCACTGTGCGAAGACCGCTCCAGAGGGCCTGAACAAGGCCCTCTGGATGTCGGGCCGAGTCGAACCTGTAACACTAGTTCAAAACTAGTTCAAAACGCCCGGAATAAGCATGTACTGCGAACGAGACGACCTGCACGACTACATTCCTGCCGCGTATCTGGATGCGGCAGACAAGGTAACGCCCGGCATCGTGGGACGAAAGATCGCCAGCGTGTGTGGTGCCATCGACGATGCCCTTCGCCGTCATTACGTGCTGCCGCTCGTCACAGTGCCTGAAACCATCAAGCGCATGGCGGCTGTCATGGCGGCGTATGAAGCTATCGGCGGCATAACGGCGGTGAAGGACGACACCAACGCAGGCAACAAGCTGCTGGTGCTGCAGGATCTCTATAAGCAGGCCCGCAAGGACTTGGCTCTGATCCGGGATAACAAGCTGGAGCTGGGGCTGGATGAGCTGGGGCTGGAACCTTCGACAGGGGCCAACGGCACCCTGGCCGTGGTGACGCGTCCGGCAACACTGAACCTCAAGGGGTGGCGCTGATGGCTGGCGCATCCTTCTCCATGCCCATGGACGGCCTGATGCGGGCCGTGGATGCGGGCATATCGCATGCCCAGCGCACCCAGCAGCTGGCCGAGGCTATCGGCGAGGCGCTCGTTTCCAGTACGCACCAACGTTTTGAAGATCAGGAGCGCCCGGACGGTTCCAAATGGGAGCCATCACTCCGGGCCGGGAACGAAGGCGGCGTTACCCTGACGGACAAGGGAACTCTCAAAAAATCCATAGGGTACGCAGCCAGCCCGGCCAAGGTCACGATCGGCACCAGCATGAAATATGCGGCCATCCATCAGCGCGGGGGAACCATCAGGGGCAAGAAAGGCAAGCTCAAGTTCCCGTTGCCGGGTGGCGGCTTTGCCCAGGTTGATCAGGTAACGATACCTGAGCGTACCTACCTCGGTCTGTCCGGGGAAGACGTCAAGGAAGTGCGGGAGATGATGGTGCAGCACATGCGCCAAGCCCTGCTGGGTGGATGACAACCAATATGAGAAATTTCCTTTTCGACCAGATCATAGAGGCCGCAGCGGCCGCCGGAATACCGGAAGGGGCCGTGGTGCTGAATCCCGAAGATGCTGACGACATCACATTGCCGGTGCCGCGCATTGATGTCCGTTGGGAGACGCAGCGCTTGAATAAGGCGGGCGGCGTTGTGGGTAAATTCGCGTCTCCGGCAGAGCCGGAGCGAAAGCGCACCCTGCGGCGCAGGCTGTATCGGGTGCGGCAGCCCATCACCGTCACCCTGTGGACGAATGATGAGTCCACGTTTGATACCCTGTGCGAATCCTTTGTCCGGGCCTTGCCCCGACAGTTTGCCGACCCTTCCGGCAACCGTGTCACGTGTTCCGTATCCAGCGCGGATTGGCGGGGTTTCACTTCCGCTTTGGTGGAGGTGCTCAAGAAATGGTCGAAAGTTTACCATATAGAATTCAGCGCCATGCTGACAGACGACACGGAAACCCCGTGGATTCTGGATGTAACGCCTAATGCAACCTATCAGGAGGCAGGACGTGAGTAAGGGAAAAAAAGATGAGCCGCTCTCCGGCTCAGACCGCGCCGCATTGCAGCAGGTGGCCGAACTGGCTGCCATACACGGCCTGAAACCGTGGGAACTCGCAGGCATGCTCCGCGCAGAGAGCTGGACGGGCGACAAGGCTGTTACCAAGGCCGAATTTGATGCCGCAGTCACCCGGCTGCGCGAACGCCGTGTCGGCGGCGGGAGGTAACCATGGCCCGTAAGGATGTATTTGAATTTCTGGTGGACGGCACCAGCGGCCTTGTGCCCGGCGATGTGAGCGGCAAGGCCCTTATTGTCGGTGTATGCAGCGCCGGGGAAGTAGGCAAGGTCTACTATCTGGGTAAGCGTAGCGATCTGACAGGCCTGCTGGGTACCGGCCCTCTGGTAGACCGCCTGCAGCATGTCTTTGCCACCGGCGGACAGGACAGCACTGTGCTGGCTGTTCCGGTGGCAGGGTCGCCCGGTGGCACCATCAGCACGCTCAAGCATACCGGCACTGGTCCCGATGCCGATGTAAGCGGTCTTCCCGGTGGCAACGCCGATGTGATTGCCGAGATAGTGGATGCCGGTGCTCCCGGCGTTGCCACGTGCAAGTTGAGCAAGGACGGCGGGGCAACATTCGGAGTGGCCGCCGCCGTGCCTGCCAATGGGCAGATCAGCGTTGCCGATACCGGTACCACCATCGTGCTGGCAGCGGGCAATCTCGTGGCTGGCGACCGCTACAGCTACTCGGTGAGTGGTCCCATCGGCCCTGTTACCCGCATCGGTTTGGGGCCGGAGATCACTGCAGCGGGAACCGTAAAGGCCGGGGCCGAGGTGGTGCTGCAGATCGTCAAGGGCGGTGACCGCAACGAAGGCCAGTATCGCCTTTCCGTGGATGGCGGCGACAATTTCGGCCCGTATCGCACCATCCCGGTGGATGGTCAGATTCCTGTGGCCGACACCGGCGTTACCATCACCTGTCCGGCGGGCGATTATCCGCTGGGTAGCACATACCAGTTCGACCTGCTTGCCCCGGTGCCCACCATCGCGGACGTTATCGACGCCCTGACCATCCCGCTGGAAACAGTGGACCCGGAATTCGTCTATGTGGTCGGTCCGTCCGATTCCGTGGATTGGGCTGCCATGGGCGCACTGGCCGACGACCTTTGGAACCGCCACCGCCCTACGTTTTTTGTGTGTGAGGGCAGACTGCCCGCAGCCGGTGAAGACCTGAATGACTGGGTAACAGCCCTGAAGCAGGAGCGTATGGGGTTTGCCCACCGTTTCGTCAGTGTGTGCGTGGGATTCGGCGAGATCAGCGACCGCACCGGCCTGCGCAAACTCCGCAATGCCGGAGGACTGCTGGCCGGGCGTATCATGGAAGTACCTGTGCAGCGTGATATCGGCCGGGTGCGTGACCAGGGCATTACCGGCATCTCTCTGCCGGAAGGCTACACCGAGGCCATGCAGAGCGAACTGGAAGAAGCCGGATACATCACGCTTACCCGGTACGCCGGGTTGCAGGCCGTCTACTGGGGAACAGCCCGGACCATGGCGGATTCCACCAGTGACTATCAGCGGCTTGAAGTGTTGCGTGTAACGTTCAAGGCTGTGCGCCTCATGCGTCTGCAAGCGCTCAAATCTCTGAAGGATGAACTGGGTGACCCGCTGCAGGGCGCAGACACCAGCGGTTTAGCCTATCTGCGGGCCAATCTCGAAAATGCGCTGGATACCATGGTCAAGGCCAAGCCCAAGGAACTGGCCGGGTATGCCGTCTCAATCCCCATGGATCAGGATTTCGTCAACAATGGCGTGGCCACGGAAACCACCCTCATCGGCATCCCCATCATTGATACCATCAAACTGTTTTCATCCTACGTCTACGCGGGCGGCAAATTCGATCCGCGCATGGCGGCATAGGAGCTAGACCATGACAGCTAACGCAACCGTCACCGTCAACGGTGCCGTGCACGACTGGGAGAGCGTGAGCATCACCGGTCCTCATGGTGCCTTTGTCGGAATCAGTGAACTTAACTGGAAGGCCAGTCAGAAAAAGAAACGTGTGTACGGCAAGGGTGCTGTTTCCGTAGGGGCTGCGCGCGGCAACTATGAGGCCAGCGTGGATATGACCCTGCTGGTCAGCGAATATCAGGATCTTGTCAGTGCATTACGGGGCGGCATCTTCAAGTCCGTGTTCGATGTGGCCCTCGCTTTCGAACCGGACGGCGCCAAACAGCACGAAGTTATCCTGAAGGGAATTCTCATCGACGATGTGGATGAAGGAACCAAGCAGGGCGATGAAGAAGTAACCGTCAAGCTGTCCGGCACCGTGCAGATGATCATGCGCGATGGTGTGGCGGACTACAAATAAGGAGCAGGCCTGATGGCAGAACCCAAAAGTGAATTGAACGACATGGCAATCACAAGCGATAAATACCGCCCTTTCACCGCGGACTATGAAGACTTCGACGGCAATGACCAGCATATCACTCTGCGTTTTCGTCGTCCTGG